GGAATGTTAAGAAAGTACAGTTATCACAGCTATCTACACCACCGCTCAATGAGTTTGAACATGCGTATCAGTTGCCTGGTGATATGCTCAGTGGCGTACTAGCCTTGTTCGACAGTAGTGAGAATCATGAGTATCCAATCAGATATGGCTGGGAGATATATGGCGATCAGTTATTCACTGATTTAGATGAGGTCTATATTGACTATCAGTCAAGCATCAACGAATCCAAGATGCCGCCATACTTCATCAATCTAATTAAATATGCGATGGCAGCAGAACTCTCTGTCGTTATTACAGATCAGATAGCCAAGGCAGATTATTATCGAGCAGTGGCTTACGGCACGCCAGGTGAGAATGGTCGTGGCGGTCTGATGCGTCAAGCTATGAACATAGACAGTCGAGGTCGATTGTCACCTGTCATTGAGGATTACTCGCTTATTGATGTGAGGGGCTGATGGCTAAGATTGTCCAGTTCCAGACGAACTTCAAAGTCGGTGAACTTGATCCACTACTCAGATCAAGAACTGACCTAGCGCAATATCAAGACGCGCTCGAAGAAGCAACCAATGTTATTGTTCAGCCACAAGGCGGTATCAGGCGCAGAGATGGCTTGAAGTTTGTGCATGACTTTGGCTCTAGCCAGTCAGTATTCAAGCTGATCCCATTCGAGTTCTCTGTCAACGATAGTTACCTTCTCGTGGTATCAAACGAGAAGGTCTATGTTTTCAAGGATTCGGTACTGCAAGAGAATATTACTACAAACGGTGTCAGCTCTAGTGATGATTTTATTACTGCTACTGGTCTTACCAATAGTGTTATTCCTGAACTTAATTTCACCCAAGCGGTAGATACGCTGATCCTGGTTCATGAGGACTTACAGCCCAAACGATTAGTCAGGAATACTGATACAAGTTGGACTTTTGAGAACCTGCCACTAACACATATACCAAAGTATGATTACACTTCAACACAGTTAGAACCCAATTATACTATTACACCAAGTGCCGTTAGTGGTGATATAGAGATAGACGCAACTGCTTCAACAACTGAAAACAATAAAACACCGCAATCAGGGTCAGGAACAACTGCTGTTTTAGATTCAACCACAGCTTATTCATCTAGTTCTTCTCCAGTCGGAATGGTCTTTAAAATTACTGCTGGCGTAGGCAATAATTATGAAGGCGTTATCACAGCATATGATTCAAGCACAGACACAGTGACATTGAGTGAAAGCTTAGGTGTAACGCTTGATGGTACGACAAGATATAGAATTGATGAGTTTAGACCAATACTAGAAGGTCAATATATAGAGGCCAAGGATGGATTTGGTCGAGCAAGAATTATCACTAGAGTTGATAATGATACTGTCAGGGCATTTATTGAAGTACCATTCTTCAACACCAGCGCGCTTGTAGCAGGTGATTGGACACTTGAGATAGGCTATGAAGATGTTTGGTCGAATGATCGAGGCTGGCCAAAGAGTGCGGCTTTCCATGAGGGTAGATTGTACTTCGGTGGATCGAAGTCCAGACCGAACACGATATGGGGCAGTCGAGTCGTAGACTTCTTCAACTTCGATATTGGCACTGGTTTAGATGATGAGAGCATAGAGGCTACAATCAACACCAACCAACTCAATGTCATCCATAAGATCAATGCTGGCCCAGACTTACAGATATTCACGACAGGCGGTGAGTTCATTGTCAGTCAGTTGGCAGGTGATCCAATCACACCATCAAACTTCTTGGTCAAAAATCAATCAAGGGTTGGCAGTAAGATTGGCGTACCAATACATGACCTGGGCGGTGCTACGTTATTCATACAACGCCAGGGCAAGTCACTCATAGCGTTCCAGTTCAGTGATACTACTTCAAGTTATGGTACAACACCACTATCCGTTCTAAGTTCACACCTGCTGATTACACCAGTCGATTTTGATATACGCAGAGCATCATCTACCGATGAGACAGATCGCCTGTTTCTCGTCAATACAGACGGTACAATGGCAGTGTATTCAATGCTCATCAGCCAAGATATTGTCGCGCCCAGTAAATTCACTACTGATGGGTTATTCCAGAATGTAGCGGTAGAGGTCGATAAGGCATTTGTGATAGTGAAAAGAACAGTGGGTGGTACTGATAATTATATCTTGGAGCGATTCGATGAGACACTAGTGACAGACAGTGCCAAGACAGGCACTAGCGGTTCAAGCGTGACAATGGATCATCTGGAAACCAAGGCAGTCAAGATCATCAGAGATAGCATTATTGAGGCAGATCAAGTCGTTCCAATCAGTCCATTCACAATCACCTTTGATACGGCAGCAACCAGCAGTTTTGAGGTGGGTCTGGATTACACTGTCACAGCCAGAACAATGCCAGCAGAGCCTAGATTGCAATCAGGTACTGTAGTTGGCGTGAAAAAGCGTATAATTCAGGTCGATGCTATTGTCTCAGACACCAAGAATATGTCGATAAATGGTCAGCTTGTATCATTTAGACAATTAGGAACAGGTGTTCTTGGCGATCCAATCCAAGAGTTTACTGGGGTCAAGACAGTGCATGGATTACTGGGATTTGATTCATCGGGCCAGATTACAATTACGCAGACACAGCCCATGAAGATGACAGTATTGGGTATTGAATACAGAATGAGCGTGGGGAACTAATATGTCGATGGGTACAGCAGCACTAGCATTTGCTGGAGTCAGTGCATTTAGCCAATATAGAGCTGGCCAGGCACAGCAAACGATGTATGACGCGCAAGCTAGGCAAGCAGAAATACAGGCTCGATCTGAGGCCATAGCTTATAAGCAGAAGTCAGCAGATATATTATCGAAGCTGAATGAAACATTAGCATCAACTGTGGCTAATGCTGCTGCCAATGGCATAGATGCTTTATCAGGATCAGCACTTGCCTTGCAGAACTATAGTATTCGAGAGGGTGGTCTTGAGTACCATCAAGCAAGAGATAACGCAGCGGTTGTCAAAGCTATGGGTCAACATCAGGCAACCATATATAGGTCGGCTGGTAAAACAGCATTCCAACAGGGTGTTCTCGGTGCTGCAACTACACTTGGATCAGGTTATCTACAATATAAGGAACTCGCTCCAAGCCCAGCACCAGCAACAGGTGGATCAACTACAGCCGCCCAAAGATTAGCTGGCGTACAATCTGGTGGCTACCTAGCAGGGTTGAAACCTAATGGCTGAGTTACCTAAATATAAGAGAGGCAGTTTCGCTGGTGTAAATATACCGCGTGTTGAATACGCAGACCTGAAAGAGCAGTCTGTTGGTTTTGGCAGGGCTACTGAATTGTTCAATCAGATGGGTGGATTTTTGGCTAAGAAAGCCGAGACACAAGCGATTGAACGTGGCAAACAAAAAGTCGTCGATATTGGCGCAGAGCAGTATCTAAAGAACATAGAAGCTAAGGGTGGAGCAACTAATGTAGAAGAACGACAAGGATTACAACTTGCCAATAAGTTCTTCTCAACGCAGCTACAAGCAAGCGCAATCAATGACATGAATGTGTTTGTAGCAGATGCCAGACAGAAAAAAATACCAGCAAATGATGTCAAGAATCACCTTGAGAGTATTGTCTTATCTTACTCACAAAGTATGCAGGAATATGACATTGACGCTGGTCTTGCTCTACAGCAACAACTCATGCAATCTGGGCTATCAAAACTTAATGAGTTCAGCAGATTCATCAACACTGACCAGATCAATCAATTAAACCAACAAACACAAAATGCAAGTAACGTATTCTTGAATGAAACACTACAAGCAATATCCAGCACTGGTATCTACGATGAGGATGTTCTACGCCAGCAACTCATTGACTCTGGCAACTCAGATGAACAAGCAGAGGCAATACTTATAAAGAACAGACCAGTCTTCGAGCAAGAACAATTCATGGCAGGTTTTGACAGCCAGACCACCTACCAAGAAAAAGAGGCTTTCGCTGAGTCATACGAGTTCAAATACATGTTGCCAAGCAAGCAGCGATCCATGATAGAGAGCCAACTTAGAAGTGCTGAATATGACCTTGACGATCAGCAAAGAACTATAGTCTCTGAGTTTGATGATGAAGCAACTACTTTGTTAGCTCTGGGTGGTTCACTACAGGGTGATTATAGCGATGAAAGATTGAATAACGCTTTCCAAAACAACCCAGATGGACTGAAAGAATTTACCGTAACACGTGATGCGTATTTGAATCTATTGGCAGACATACCTACTCTTAATACTATGTCTGTTACAGATTTC